ATATTATAAAAAAACTATTATAAAAAAACTATTGTAAAAAAAAAATATATTTATATAGTAACATAACAAATATATAAAAATATATAAAAATATGACAATAAAAAAAGCCATAAGGAAAAATACAAATTTATTACAACAATACGATGGTGGTGCACCATTTACAAGAGGAGGGTATGGTTGCTTATTTAAACCAGCAATACAATGCGAAGATTCAGAAACACCTAAGAATTATGTAAGTAAATTATTGGAAAATAAAAATGCTGTTAGAGAATATGAATATATATCGCGTATTAAACAAAAATTACAAAATATACCAGCAGATATAAAAAAATATTTATTAATTGATAATATTAAATTATGTCAACCAAAGCAATTTACTGAAGAAGATAAACAAAATATAGATAAAACGTGTGATCATATTATATCAGATATTAAAGATACTACTACGCATAAACCAATAAATTCTACTACTATAAATAATAATTTGGATAAATTTAAAATTATAAATATGCCAGAATTGGGTATATCAATGCATGAATATATAAAAAAAACAAAATTAAGTTCACTCAATATAATTAAATTGAACAATATTATAATAGAATATGTATCAAAAATTATGCCAACCATAAATAAACATGGAGTAATTCATGGCGATATTAAATCCGCTAATATATTGTTTAATTTAAATAATACTGAATTACCTACTGTAATTGATTGGGGGCTATCATATACTATTCCATCGGATAAAACAAAATTTCCTAATGCATTATATAAATTAAGCGTGCAATATCAACATCCATTTTCCACATTTCTATTTTCAAAAAATATAATAGAAAAATACAAAAAATTTTTAAAAAATTTACATTTAGAAAATGTTAAATTATCCAGAGATAGTTTGCGTATATTTGTGATATCTAATTATTTTAATTTCTTACAACATCATGAAAGTCATTATAAAATATTATTAGGAATATTTATTACTGGATACAAAGGGGATATGTTACGGGATATATCGGATAAAGACTCAGAATTTATTGATAATTTAATATCGAATAATATTCTTATGCATTATAAAATAGAATATATAATTGATGTATTGTTAGCTTATACAATAAATTCAAAACTAGAATTAGGTAAATATTTTCACGAGGTATATTCAATGAATATAGATATATGGGGTATAATGTCAATATATTTTGAATTAATTTATCATGAACATGGTAAATATTATATGACAAATAATGAATATAAAATATTCATTGGTCAAATAATGAATATATTAATAGATAATATATTTAAGAATGGTGATAAGAAAATAGATATACCAAAGTTAGTCGATGATATTAATAATTTAAATAAATTTTTAACAAATATACATCATAGAATAGCTCATATTCATAGGGTAAGTAAACTAGTAGATAAACATGAACATGATGGAGTTATAGATATAAAAAAAAAAGGTATTGCAAACAAATTATCTGCAAATTTGTTGTTTTATGATGATATAGAAAAACATGTAAAACATGTAAAGCATACAAACCCCCCAATCCACTCAAGCTATAGAACCAATATAAAAACAAAAAAATCAAGTAACCAAAATACAATAAAAAATTATGGTGAAAAAACAATATCTTTTAAAAATTATGATGATGTGTTTGTAAAGGGTGGGCGAGGACGAAGGATAAGGCGAAGTAATAAACAAAAACACAGTCGCAAAAGTTTTAAATATGGATACAAATTACATGAGGGTTATGAAATAAGAAATAAAACTAGAAAATTAACACGCTAACACGCTAACACGCTAACACGCTAACATGCTAACACGCTAAAAACTATAAAATTAAAAACTATAAAATTAAAAACTATAACCTATAACCTATAACCTACAAAATTATTATATGTTGAATATATAATTGACAACATATAATAGACAACATATAATCGACAACATATAATGAAAATAGAATTAGTAATATTTATAGTAACAGGGTTATTAATAGCAAATACATATTACGATGGTAAATTAATAAAGATATTAAATACTATAAAATCTAGTAAATATTTAAAAATGGCTACATTTGCATTTGGTGGCCTTTCGTTGTTTTTATTTTTCAAAAAGAATCCTGAAAACTCTAGGGAGTTTTTAGGTAGGGCTAACGATATGATAAGAACCCTACCTATGACGCGTGACTCTGCCGATTTGATCAGTCCATTTTTAAATTTAACAAATACAAAATCATTTACAGATACAAACCAGGATATTTATATGAGCGGCGGAGGTGGTGATAATTCTAATGATTCATCCGCAAGTGCAAGTGTGAATCGTATGATGATGTCAGGTAGAGGAACTACAAAACGAAGTGTAAGTGAAACAAAAAAGAAATTTGTCGCTGCAAATCAGAATTGGTTATGCGGAGATTGTAAAAGACAACTGCCTGCGTGGTTTGAGGTAGATCATGTAATAGCTTTACACAATGGTGGATCAAATGAAGTTGGTAATTTAGTAGCATTATGTCGAGATTGTCATGGAAAAAAAACAGCAATGGATAGATTAGACAAGTTGTAAATTGAATAAGTAATAAGAAATAAATGAAAATGTTCAAGTATGTGTATGTATATGTATATGTATATGTATGTATATGTATATGTATGTATATGTATATGTATGTATATGTATATGTATGTATATGTATATGTATATAATAAATTATAATAAGATAGTATATTAATATATTAATATATAAATGGATCAACCATCCTCATCCTCACCATTGGGGCTTATTTTAGACGTAACGAAATTTATTATTTATGCACTATTGCTTATATCAATTGCTATGTTATTTACTACTGGTGGATTAATTGCAAGTTATGTGACAGGTATAACATTAATTTTGGTTATTATGTCATTATGTGCATATTTTGATATAGGAAATTTGGGTATTTTTAAAAATTTAGATTTTTTAACAGCATTATGGAGTTTACCTATAATAATGGTTTTAGTTATTTCACGAAAAGATTTATCTGAAAAAACAAAAAGTATTACTGATCCTATTTGGATTATTTTATCTATTTTATTGATATTAAATTTCGCTGCAAGCTCGATACTCGATTTAATAAGCAAGGCAATCGGCATGGTTTTAAAAATTTCAAATATATTGTTACCAATTTTGATAGGCTTAGTATTAGCAACACTTATTATAAGCGTTGTATTCTTTTGGGATAAAATAAGCACGACGGTGAAAATATCATGTGTCATTATCGCAATTTTAGCAGGTTTATTTTTTTCGAATAGTGAAAATATTATTGCATATTTAGCTACTAATAAGGTTTCACTAGCGTTAAACGCGATTGTTATTATTGGTTTTGGTATTGTAAATTATTTTTTATATAAATATACTGATAATGGACTGTTATCTAATGTTTTTCAAATTTTATCAATATTATTTATAGCAAGATGGATATATTTGTATGCATTTAAATTTTATGGATCATCAGGTGTTAAAACTTTTACATCTATGATTGGAACACAGACAATGAAAGGAGACAAAGTAATCCCACCCTCAAATGAGTTTTATACTTATTTGACAGATATAAATTTTTATTGTGAAACAATAAAGTCACTATTTAAAGGCGTTGTTAAGTATTTTCTACTAGCTATATTTTTATTTTATGCATGGTTTACATTTTATATTTATTATAAGAATAGTTTCGAATTTTTAACAACATATAAAAGTTTGTCACTTATGGGATTTTTGGCGGTTGGGTTTGTTTTATTATTGTTAGCGATATATTCTTTATCGGGTAGTTCTGGTGTAGAACAAACTAGTCCATATGTATTATTTATTTCCAAAATAGGTGCATACTTTGCAGGGTTTATAGTTGTTATGGGAATAATAATTTACGCATTATCTAAAATCATGTCTATACCATCTACAACTGCACAAATTGTTAGCATTATTAATTTTCTATTACTTATGGGGTTAGTTGCCCTAATACTTAGTATTTTTAATTTCAATACATCATCTAACTTGACAATATCTAGCAATAATGGATTAGGATTTATATTTGATTTTATTGTAAAATTAGTTTTATACATTCCCTGTTTTATTATTGATTGTTCAAATGTGCTAAGAGAACAACTGCAATTAGCTAAGAAAGAATATACAGTAGTTATTATTTTACTTATTGAAATTGCATTAATAGCTTCTAAATTTTTGCTTCCAAAATTATTCAATACAGTAATAAACAGTGATGGTGTAGCACTAACAACTAAAGTATATCCTCTTGAAATGAAAAATATGGTTTCAATTCCACCTGCAATGAAATTAATGAATAAAAACTTAAACTATGGTGTATCGTGTTGGATATATATTCATCCGGTACCGAATAATACAAATGAGGCATATATACAAAATACATCATTAGTTAACTGTGGAAATGTGCCAGATATCCAATTTAATGCTGAAAAGGGAGCACTTGTCTTCGCAGTTGACGTAACAAATGTAAATGGAGGTAAAAGAACAGTTATTGCCCCTGATAAAAAAACAGGTAAAGATATAAAGATAATATATTCAAGATGGAATCATGTTTATGTGAATTTCATAGATGGTGGAATGGATATATTTATTAATGGAGATTTAGTAATATCTGAGCCAAATATAATACCTTATCAAAATCCAAATGGAGTGATTATAGGTTCATCGCCAGGTATATATGGAGAAATGTGTAGTTTAGTATATTATAAGACATCAATATTGGCACAAAATGTAAAATTAATGTATGAGTCTATGAAAAATATGAATCCTCCTGTTACAGTTTAATTTTAGTATAAACTATTGCAAACTATTGAACAATAATTATCATTATTATAATTATAATAATAATTATTGTTATTGTTATTATTATAATTATTGTTATTATTGTTATTAAGAAAAATTTCTAGATGTATAATATAAATGGATTTAAAATTAATAATAGGTGTTGTAATCGTTGTTATAATTTTATATATTATATGGAGTTACTTTTTTACCTCGATGCAAGTATTGATGTCTTTTCAAGATGCAGCGGTGTCAAAAAGTGTGGCACTTACTTCAATAGATAGTTCAAAAAGCAATTATTCCTTTTCAGTATGGACATATATCAATGATTGGGGGGTTAATTATGGAAAGAGAAAAAATATTTTAGTTATTTCTGATGGCCCTAGTTCATTTTATTATTTTGCATTATATTTTGCCCAAACAACGAATGATTTACAAATTTATGTTAGAACGCAATCCTCTACTTCGACAACTAATTCATACACTACCGATAGTGGTATAACAGCTACTTGTGGTGTTACTAACTTTCCATTACAGACATGGGTAAATATATCTGTTAGTGTATATAATCGCGCAATCGATGTATATATTGATGGTAAGTTAATTAAGACATGTAGTATGTCTGATGTTGCAAAACCCATTCCAACGGGTAAGTCTATAAACATTGGAGGAGAAATCACTAATTCAAGTAATTTGCCTGGATTTTCTGGTTATATTGCAAGTGTATTATATAATTCCGATGTGTTTAGTCCAAAAGAGGCATGGGATATATATGCAAGAGGATATAATAATTCCGCATTTGACTTGAATGTATTGAAACGCTATAAATTGCAAATGTCTTTCTTGAAAGATAATAGTGTTCTGAAACAGTTTAGTATTTAGATAATTTATTAATATCTATTTATTAATATCTATTTATTAATATCTATTTATTAATATCTATTTATTAATATCTATCTATTCAAATTTAAAATAATTAATCATTATTGGTTAATTATTTTAATAATTACAATTATCATATATAAATAAATAGTGAAATAGTTAAAATAGTGTAACAATATATTAAGCATGATATAAATATTTTATATCTAATATATAAATATACATGGCTGAATCATCACCTTCTCCACCAGAACCCAAAATAGAAGCACCAAAATTAGATGCCGCTCCAATACAAGCGGCAGCATCAGGATTTAAAGATTTTAGTTCCTCGAGTATGGTAGAAGGTTCTAAAGATTTTTTAGAATCCAATAGTTGGGTTGCAAAAATTGCATTTTTACTAATGGTGGTAATCGGTTTTGCTATTTTATTTAGATTAATGGTTGCATTTCTTGGATGGTTATTTTCTCCAAGTGGTAAAGTTATATTGGTAGATGGGTATATTAACGGTTCAGATTCTTCGACTATATCACAAGATCCTAATATTAAAAAGTCGATTACTGTTATTCGTTCTAGTAATGAAAAGGACGGTATAGAATTTACATGGTCTACATGGTTGTTTTTGAATGGTTTTACAAATGATATATCCTACCATCATGTATTTAATAAAGGAAGCAAAGAAATGGGAACCAATGGTATTGTTTCTACAAATAATGCACCTGGTTTATACGTAAATCCTAAATATGATGGTATCACTGTTATAATGAATTCATTTGATGCCATTGATAATAAAATAGTTATAAAAGATTTGCCAATCGCAAAATGGATGAATGTTGTAATCCGCATTCAAAATAATAATTGTGATGTATATGTAAATGGGCGTTTAACGAAACGGCATATTATGAAGAATATTGTAAAGCAAAATTACGATGATGTTAATGTGTGTTTGAATGGTGGATTTTCAGGATATTTATCGAATTTAACATATTATAATAATGCGATTAGTATTGCTGAAATACAGGATATTCTCACAAGTGGCCCTAATATGAAAGCGGTTTCAAAGAATTTAGATGACGATTTCAATAGGCCAAGATATTTGGCAGATAGATGGTATTTTGATCAGAATGCTGTTCCTTAATATTATTATTATTATTATTATTATTATTATTATTATTATTATTATTATTATTATTACATTTATTTTGAAAAATATATCGGCCACTTTGTTCCACCTGCCGAGTATGATTTAGGATTTCTATAATTATTAAACGGATCATCTGCTGCAAAACAAAGTATAACCGGTTTACCAGGAACACCTGAACTAGACGATGAATTGCATATAATCGGCGAAACTTCGTCCCAGCATGTTAATGTATTACTTACGATTTTCAATCCTACTCCAGGTGTGCCGTCTATATTTGTAATATTGGGGTATGTATTTGTTTGCGACTGGGATGCCCATCCTTTTTGACGTGTAAGTTGATTCTTTGCAGCCAAAGACCATCGCATTGCTTTTGTAAAATTAAGTGTTCCATTTTCAGGACATTGTAAAATATTAGCTTTACGCTGCATATCATAACTTGTTTCAGCAACGCTATTCATTGATGTTTTATAACTAGGACAGTTAGGTTCAAAACGTGACCATTCGCGTGTCGGAACCAGACTATTATTAAAAGGCATCGCTTGTGCAATATTTGATGGTGCGCTTTCGAGAATTATATTAGTTTTTGCATATACTTGAAAACAATATGTAGTCGCATTATTTACAATAGCAATAGTATTAAAGTTGGCAATATTGTAAAACAGATTTTGTGTTGTTCCAAGCAGCATCCAATCTCCAAATCCTCCGATTTTATATTGAATTGTATATGTTATAGTAGAGGTTGATGTAGATGCATTCCATGATAAAGAAACAGCACCTCCATCTGATGCAATCGCAACTAAATTTTTTGGTTGGGTTGGTGCAGACATTATATTATTATATTAAATTATTATATAATGTTAGACTGTTAGATTGTTATATAATATTATATAATGTTATATTATTATATAATATTTAAAAATATAATTTATTATTAATGGTTATATGCATTGATACTTATACAAAAAAACGCGTATTAAATAAGAAGAATAAAAAAACTATAAAAAGATGTAAAACAAATAGTTACTGTTTAAAATCAAATTTACCCTTATATGATAATTCAGTTATATTTCAGTATTATAGTAAAAGTAAGGATAATCAATTACCAGGGATGGGTGCTGGTGAAAAAATTTCCCCTTGTAATATTTCAAAATATGAAATGCTTGCTTCTATACCTAATTGGCGCAAAATGTTGTCTAATTTGTGGGAACCTCCAGGAAAAGATAAGAAAAAAGCCCTTTTTAATCTAGGGGGATATAGATGGCGAACATTGCAGCATTATATGGAAGCAATTAAATATATAAAAGAAAATCCTAAATATTATTATCAATTTTCTCTAGACTCGGTAACAGAATTGTCGAAGAATCCTTTACTAGCAAAAAAGATGTATAAAAATATAAATGTAGATAAAGATTTTAAAATTCGTGAAAAAACTGAGCGTGAAAGGGCATTATATGCCAAGTATAGTCAAAATATATATTTACGAAATGTTCTTTTACATACAATGAATGCAAAACTAATACACTTTAGAAGAGGTAAACCTCCATTAGTATCTAATGAACTTATGCATGTAAGACGATTACTTAGACAAAAGTTATGTAAAAATAATTAAACATAACATTATGTATTTTATTAGTTACTAATGGTAACTAATGGTAACTAATGGTAACTAATGGTAACTAATAGTAACTAATAGTAACTAATGGTAACTAATAGTCGTTAAACTCTAAGTCGTGGGTTTACACATACATCCATCGTCGGAAAAATATCTCCCGACATACATTTCATATCTTGTGAAACTTCAATACAACTTCTAAACCCTCTGTCTTCTCCTATATAACAATATCCCGATTTTGATCTCGGAATTTGCGTATTACTCGTCGCATCATCTTCTGCAGGATGCTGATTTTTAAGCGCATATTCCAATGCCTTTTTAACAGATTCTTCCTTTTCTTTCTCACGTGTTGACTCTTCCTGATATGATGCCGGTGCTGAACTTGGTGGACGAGCTGATTCGCCCTGATTTTGTAACGGTGTTTTCCTTTGGTTTGGTTGAATCGGGATAGGTTTCAAACTAGGGTCAGTGCGAGGCATTGTAGGCATAGAAGCGGAGGGTGTAGAAGCAGTAGGAGATGTTGTAGTTGGTGGAGTAGTTGTTACAGGATTTGTTCCAACATTTTGCTCAAGTTGGTTCATTGTATTTGTGCCTGTATTTGAGTCTTTACCTGGTAATGCATCTCTGCTAACAATACTTGGCGTTGCCTTTACAATACCAACCGATACCAATAAAGGTGTAATATATAATTCAATTTGTTGTTTAAACCATTCAACTGAGTGTTCTAAATATCCGGTTAAATTAAGAGCAAAAACAATGACTATTACAAATACAATAATTACTCTAAATACAAACCACCAGGTTGATGATGCTGGTGAAGATTCACTATCACCTGAGCTAGATGCAACCGAGGCTGCTTCAGATGGAGATAAAACAGATAATAATTTATTTGACTTGAATGTTATTCCTTTATCGGCATCTGCGTCTGCATCCATGTCAGCACCATTTGATGCTTTATAATCTTTGGGCATTTCTGGCTTTTCTGTTTTAAATCTATCTAAAAAAGAGAAAAGCGATTTTGATTTGGTGGATTCAGATTTACCTTCTCCTGCGCCTATATTTTCTTCTCCGCCCATTAAAATATGAAGAGAACGTTTTAGAGAACTTGATTTGGATTTAGATTTATGTTTTAATTTTTCTTTCATCGTAATAAAATATAACTATAAAATATTTTATACTGTAATATTTTATACTATAATATTTTATATAATATTGAAATAATATATAAAGTATTTTTACAATCCTCGGAATTTTAACTAAAATGAATTCTTTTATTGTAAGTTCAGTGTTATTAATTCTTATTGATTCTATTTATTTATTTTTTATTGGAAAACCGGTTTTTGATAAAACTGTAGCAGCGATTCAAAATTCTCCACTTGTTGTAAATATAGCTCCTGCCATTTTTACATATATTCTTATGGCAATTCTTCTTAATTATTTTATTATATCCGTAAAAAAACCTGCATTTGATGCATTTATTCTCGGTTTTTGCGCTTATGGTATATTTGATTTTACAAATTTAGCAATTTTCAAAAAATACACTTTAAAAGCAGCAATTATTGATACATTATGGGGAGCTATATTATTTTTTGTGGTTACTACAATTACATACGCGCTAAAGAAGGGGTTTTAATTTGACATGTGTTCGCATCATTCGGGTGATGTGTTCATTCCAAAGTCAAATTTATTTAATAATTGTAATTTATCAATTGTTTTTTCTAGTGAACTTTTGCGAATATCTGTCATTAGATAATCTACTTTAGGCCCTATTTCGTTTTTTTTTATTTGTTTATAAACAGCGTTTATTTTTTTCACTACGTTTTCTATTAATTCTTTATCTTTCGTTATTTCTATTTTAGTATCATATTTTTCGGTTAAAATAGAAATTGCATAGTATATTAAATAACGCCGTCTTTTTTTAACACCAGGTGTATACTTTAAACAATATAGTTTTAGTATACTATTGAGAATTTTAATTTTTATATTATCAAGTGTTTGTGAATTTTTAAGAATAATCTCCCATAGAATCCATATAGGATCCATCTGAAATTTTTCATCGACGGGTATATTGCTTCTCCTTTCACATAAACATTTTTCTTTTTTATTCGCACATATTTTTTGAAACTCCATTATCCATTCTAGCCAAAAACAAGCTTGAAGTGCATTATTTGATTCAGGCGATATATGGTATGCAAATTCATTAATTGCGATAAAAAGTTCTTTAGGATCATCTTTACGATAAATAGATTGCGCATATGATACTGATGACGCTTTTAGCTTATTTGTCATATACGTTATATCGTATTCTTCTTCTTTATTTATTTTAATACCTTGAAAACTGTGTTTTTTATTACTGGAACATAGTATACATATAACTTCTGCAAATAGTGAACGTATTTTTGGGTTATTTCTTAACCGAATTATTTCATCATTATATCCAGAGGATAAAATTGTTTTAAAATTTTCATATCGCATTTCTAAATAGATTGCTAATTTGGGATTGGCCAAATGGATATGTTTCCCTAAAAATGTAAGAATAATATCCCATAAATCTAGAAACTGTCCTGCGCAAATAAGTTCGGCGCTCCAGTTGCATGCCGGTTCTATTTTACCCTGTAGAAAACAATTTAGTAATTCTTTGCGGACATCGGTTCTTTTATATTTTGAAAATGACTCTCCTTTAAAATCTGTTATAGTTCTAATATCATTAATTTGCGATTCGTTATCCATATACTATTTTTTCTATAAAAAAATATATAATAATAATACATATAAATATAAATTAAATAAATAAATGACAATTATTGACACAGCGGTTAATAAAATAAATAGTTCTTCGTGTTGGGTAGTAATAACTGTATTTTTTATTATCCTTATATCTGTTGTATATGTTTATCGTTTATTTTTTATAGATATTAATTCAGATTCAAGTGTTTCTAATAAATCTGAAGCGTTTACTCTTAATAGAGAAGAATCTAAAAAAATAGGCGAAGAATCACTCGATACTTTTTATGCAAACATATACGAAAATTTATTCTATAGTGATTTACACGATGATTATGAAGTTGGTATTATCCTAAATAAAACAAAACCTGTTAAACAAACCGATGTTTTAGTAATAGGTTCAAAAACAGGGAAACATGTTGATACTTTTACATCAAAAGGATTTAATGGTTATGGTATGGAGAAATCAACAGATATGGTGTCATTTTCTGGTAAAAAATACCCAGATAGTAAATATATTGTAGGAGATGGAACAAATCAACTTACCTTTGAAACTGAAAAATTTACATTAATAACCTTGCTGGATTTTTCTGTTTATACAATTCCAAATCGTCGTATGTTATTTGAAAATTGTTACAAATGGTTGGTTCCTGGTGGATTTTTAGCAATTCATCTTATGAATGTTGGTGGATTTTATGATTCCCAGACATACGGAGCACGGCAGCGTAGATTTTCACCAGGCGTTATGCGTTTATTTACTAAACAAAATATTCCCAATTATTTGGGTAACAATGATGCTGTTATAGATGATATTATTTATCGTTCTGATATTAAAATGAGCGTGCATGATCCTGAAAAAATAGAGTTACGTGAAACATTCAAAAATCGTAAAAATGGTAATAAACGCCAAAATATTCAAAATTTTTATACACCAGATCAAACTATTATTCTTAGCGAAATTAAAGATTCTGGTTTTAATATGTTGGCACAATATGATCTACTTCCTTATAATAAACCATTCCAATATATTTATATACTTTATAAACCTGCAAACTGATATTGTATGTCCTGTTATGTATACCTGTTATGTATACCTGTTATGTATACCTGTTATGTATACCTATTATATATATGAGAAGCAACAGAAGCGTGAGAAATTGAGAAATTCAATCATAAATAAAAATGCGATATATTATACATAATATATTCACAATCTTTCACAATATTTCACAGTCTTTTATATTTTTACAATCGTCAAAAATATAAAAAATATATTGTAATGATTTATTATGATATGTATTTGTATTATATCATAATAAGTATTGTATTATTTATTTTGGTAGCATATGGATATAATAAAATTAAATATAAATTCTGGGTGAATCAGCCTGTATTTTATCGATATAATATATTGAACTGGGTAAAATC